CACCGCCGTTGCCGCCCACTTTGCCACCGCCCATCCGGGGGGTGTTATCTAAATCTCTTAGTTCTATTTGTTGTTGTCCTGGTGCTGGCTCGGCTTCTTCAAAGCCAATCTGCTCGGGTTGGGGCTCAGGTTGCTCTTTGGGGGGTTCTCCTTTTTGTGGATCCCTTTCCTTAGATTTGGCTGGCTTAGGTGAAGATTCCCTATTCCGTATGACCTCTTCCCTTTCCTCGCGAGAGTCTTCTTGCTGCTCGACTCTCGACCTTGGCCCCGGTTGCGATGGGGGAGGCTCTTCCGGTCTTTCTTCGCGTTCCAATTCAGGGCGGAAACCTACCTTGGAGGTGATCTTTCCTAACTCCACCAACGAGCAATAGTCATAAGGCCAATTATAATTGTTTCTTCCGACGCCCAATATTCCCTGGTCATATAAATTCATGGTATATCTATTTTTACGGGCTACTACCGAGTTTCGCATTCCGGGCGGAAGAGAATCAGATATATATCCAAACTGGGTGTTAAAATTCTGCGTGGCGTTGCCGTCATTAATCTCTTGGAGCATCATCGTAGTGTAATCGGTCATTCCCCGCTGTTTAACCTTGAATACCAGCCAGCGGATTTCTGGGACAAATCCATCTTTGTGAGGATGAATAACGGTATCAAGCAGGTCGGCACGCGGAATTCCCGTGCGGGGAATATTAAGCTCAATTTGTTTGCTCAAGATTTCCGGATAGGGCACAAGGCGATCTTCGCTCTGCGCTGCGGGCATGTAGTGATCTATAGCCACGACGCTGGTCTTAAAATTGTCTCCGATGCTTGGCAAGATTCCTTGCCATATATCCGCTAAATCTTGGCGCGAGAAAGCTACCGTGTGTTCAAAAAGATAAATAACAGGAATGCGCGCTTCCGCTGGCGAAAGAACTTCATCATAGTCATCCCCCCCAAAAGGATCAATAAAGCCGGGAATTGAAGGATAATCCGGGGGGAGAAGATTTTTTACTTGCTTTCGCAACGAGGGGGGCATAGAATATTTTGTAAATGCCCGACGAAATTCTTTAATTTTGGGTCCGAGTTGATGCAGATTCGCGCGCAAGGTCATTGCCCGCATTCTCCCATTTTCAGAGTCGTAATAAAAGGGCATCGCTATAATCCCTTCGGAAATAGTCTTTTCGCCGTCTTCCCCCAAAGTTCCCATTTTTTTAGCTCGCGAAGGAACCCATTGATTAGGGGGCATAATTTCTTCAGGCTTAAAACCGACCAAAGAAGCTAAAGAATCGACACTACGACTGGCTTCCAGCACAAAGAGCGGAACTTTTTTCACTGGTTGCACTAAAGCATTGGGATCCACACCACTGGTCCTTCCGGGGTCACCGCACAACCTAAATTCCGTAGAATTCATATCTACATCTGAAATATAAAGATAAATCCCCTCGTTTTCTTGGGGCATTACACCATATTGGTGCCACATACCATAAGTAAAATAATCGGTTCCAGGCTGGTTGGGATCGCCTGTTGAAGGCACATTCGCGTTGGTAAGCCCTCGCATCACTGACGCACTAAAGTTATAGCTCACAGGTGTTTGAGCTTCCGACGAGTCGCGCGATGCTGGCTTGGGAAAATCTAAAATAGGACATTCCCACTTAGGCATGATAACCCATTTATTGCTATTTAGAGGGCTAATTTTTCCTCCTACTTCCGACGGAAACTGATTGTCGATAACAATCGTGGCATCAAGATCCTGCCGGTTTTGCCACGCTCGATTCCACTCGTAGATCGGCAGGTTAGAAGAACTGATAACCTCGGAGGATGTTAGAGAAGCAAACGACCCGGAGGCAAAGTCATAATAATACCCGTCAGAGTTGACATATTCCACATAAATATCATCCCCTTGTAGTATTTGTCCAAGAGTTACTTCTCCACTTTCTTTGGGCATGTAGGTAAGGCGCGCAATGCTCGGTCCATAGTAATAGGTTGGTGCAAAGGGGGCGAATTCGCCGCGGTGCAAGGGCCAGTCGCGTCCTTCGGGGGTTGCGCCGACAGTGGTTTTGGTCGCTGTGCCGTAGCCCGCGGCCCTAAGCTCATCCCACCCAAATACAGTAGAACCTGTGGCGGTAGGAGTTCCAAACGCATAGGGATTACTATAAAGGTTAAAATTGTCAGTCTTCCTCACTACAACTTCCATAATGTAGGCTTTTTGGGCAGATACCGTCGCCGTTCTTTCCTCAATTTGAGATGTTGACTGGGCTCCTTGAGGACTAGTTGTAGTATTCTTTTGCGGGATTTCTGCCACAAATTTAGTCATATACCCTGTCTCTCTTTGGGTTAGAAAAAACTCGGGTGTTACCCCCAAAAAATTGGAAATAGCCGATCGGTATAACGTATCATTAAAAGAAGAGGAAGCTGGTATCGAAGCTGTTACGTCTAGCCAGAGTAATGTATTTATATCAGCATTGACGACGCCAGGTTTTTCGTCGGTAAAATGTTCCATGGGCTTCAAAAGACCTTCAAAAGGAATTACATCTCCCCAAAACATCTTATTGACGTTAGCGTCTTCGAAATCAAATTGTTCCGCGCTTCCTTGCTTGCGGCGGCGGCGGCCGCCTGGGAAACCTTCGGTAATTCCGCTGAAAGCTCCAGTCAGACAACCCTTGAGAGGACTATAGAGGGTTTCCACTTGCCCAGCGGCGATGCGTCCTGGGAAGAATTGTTCGCTGTTTCTCCCGTTACGGCAAATGGGATATTGCACTCCCATGCCCGATTTAATGGAGTTATACAGAATGCCGGGAGCAAAAAATGGGCGCAGCACGGTGCGCCAAGCAGATGCAGACAGGTGGGCATAACCATAGTTAATCGTCGAGGTCTCTTCGTTTAAATCCGAAATATCTAGGCGTGCCCCGGCAGTAACGGTGGATTCGGGTCCTCGGGTAGATCCTGAATAGGTAGCAAAGGCTCCGTATGACTCAGAAAATAAAGTAGCAATCTCCAGGGTTCTTGTTTGAGGATAAAAACCATCATACGGCAATAATTTCACAATCGCTTCAGACGTCAGCCCAAACTCTTTGGGCTTTTTGTTGAACTCTAAGTCATCCGTTCCATGTTCCATAAATGGATTCAAATATTCTATCAGATCGGTAGTGGTAAAACGAGTAAAAAAGTTGGCGTCTATCGAACTGCTCAAATCGTCGGATGCCCCTGTCAGTGTGAGGGCTCCCGTCAAAGCCGTATACACTGACCCATTCGCCTTATAGGTCGGCATGTGCTCACTAATTCGGAATTCTGGTATAAGAGTATATTCTTTTCCCGCACGCCGAATATCGGTAACGTAATCGTTGTATGTCGCGTAGGAAGGAAAATGTTGTTTAGTGAGCGCAAATCTTTGAGCCCCATCGACCACTCTTCGGCATCTTCCCGCTATCCAGTCGGGGCGGCTATAAATAGATCCCCCTACTGTTAGAGGATTGACTACATCGTAAAGTGTGATCAGCGGGGTGGTGGCTTTTTCTGAGGTAACATGGGTAGGAACGCAATAGACATATTGAGCAGATATAATACTGGAAGTTTGATAAAAGCTGATGCCGGCTTCAGCGTCTTGGTCATAACCGTCTATTGTTTGTCCAAAATGTGGCATCATCAACTCGCCCGATTGCATTTGACCTGCGCCCGCAATAAGAGTGGCATCGTTGGTTATGTTTCCAGGTCCCCCGCCATTGAGGCGAAGTCCAAATCTCAGCATCGCGTTAAAGGGGTTTACTGTATTGAACCCGGAAGCTCTTCCGTCACGCGCGGTAAACCATTCGGAATAAGGGAAGGAATCCATAGGCCAGATGGATCCGGTTCCTTGTCCCGTGACGGTGGCTAAAGTAAAATACGGATTAGATATTGCGGTGCCCCAGCCATGGCTCCATGGAAGTTGTTCTTCTCCCATCACCCGATATCCCTGGGAGGTGACGAAATTTCCTGTCTGTTCGGAAGCATAAACAATGGTCTCGATAAGATTCGAGCCACTAAATCTCCCAGCCTGAACAGAATTGCTTGTTATTACCGCCGATCCTGTGAGATTTTGTATTAGTTGGGGATAGAGTCCCTCAATGGTGGTGCCACCTTTCACCAACTGCTCAAGTTCGTCAGAAAAATATATATTAGGTACCGTTACGCCATCCTCACGCCAAAAGTTGTTTTTAAACGCCAAACGCGAGCGAGTGCCAGACAAATAAGTATATCGTTCCTGCGGATAAATCGTTTCCTTATAGGTCATTCTTTTGATAAGATCCACGCCTGTGGTGGTTCTCTCTACTTCTTGCACATAGGAATCTCTTAATATTTCATAGGGTCGCCTTATGATCCCAGACTGATATTTTCTTTTATTTCCTAATTTTACGTTCAGCCCTTTATTGGCAAACCCTTGCAGAACATTTCCGTAAGAATATTCGAGTTCTACGGGCACCAACTGTTCGTATTCGGTTTTGGAAGGAGTGCCGCGATAGGTTCTAATAGTGTGCTTGAGAGGTTTATATCGCGATGTAAGTGGAGGCTCAATAAACCGTTCGCTATATCTCTGGGTAAGAACATTGCCCACCTCCCCTGGGTTGGGGCTGGAGTATTGGCTTCTTCCCGCGTCGCGGAATGTGCGAGAATAGCTGTCTCTAAATGCCTTACTTCCTCTGTTGGTGTTGACTGACTGGGCATCAAATTCGTATACATTATTTTGGGTGTAATATTTTGCCTGTGCCAATTCGCCGGTACGAGTTTGGGTCCATGGAACAAAACTAGGGAAGGTCTCTGCCCAGATCCACCCCACATTCCCCACACTGTTAGTGAAAAACGGTGAGAACGTACCGCTTAAAAGAGCATCAATATCCCATTCGGGAGATGAGGCTGCGCTATAAGCGCCGAATTTATAAACCTCAGCCGTAGATAGGCTGCTAGAAGGAATCAATATATTTGAAGGATAGTGGGATGACGACAGAATCCACTTGTCGTAGTTTTCGCTCCCTGTTGTGTCACTCCCTGACGTTGCCAAAAACCATTCGGTTCTGTCTGCCGCGGGAATCGGTCTGGTCACAAATCCATTATCTCGGATCGAGGCAGTGAGGGCCTGGGTGCTCCCCGCCGATGCTGGGTATGCAGCTAAAGAGAGTCTTTGTATGGTATTGCGTTGAGTTTTGTGTAAATTAGCAAGTCCAAACACAGGAACCGTATAAACATCTCCCTGTGATGCAGTTAGATTAACGATGTTGGGATTACCTGGGATATCGGTAGCTGATCGGGTCAAAGAGGGTAACCCATCATTGAACCATGTTAGCCCATCTCCCGAAGTTTGAGCCTGCATATAGTCAAGTTCAGCAGTAATGTTTTGCTGGAATCCGCCCCAACCTGTGTATTGACGTAAATATCCTCTATAGCCGGTGCCGGCTCCCAGGGAGTAACCGAGAACTCGGCTGGCATTGTTGCCAATGCGTTTCACATACTCGTTACGATAAGTTACTACATTGTTTGGAGAAACCTGATCCGAAGGCATGTCGCGAAATTGTTGTTTCGATACCAATTTTCCGCCGGGAGCAGCGAACTGGTTTACAATAATGGTCTGATTAGTTCTCGCCGATCCGGTTTGTCGGGGAGAGAAATAATCTACGGAGCCCGTGAGCCCGGCTGTCCTTCTTATTGGAGGGGTAACAAAAGCTGATGCCATAGACCCGCTTGATCCAGTTCCACTGGCGTGGTTGGTGACAAGATAGTAATTGCTGTTATTAAAGACAAAATCCATATTCGTCAAGGCGCGATCGTTCGTTTGAACTACCTCATAGTTTAGCTTGTAATTACCGATGGGCTGCACACCCGCAGTGGGAGCAATCGTTCCCGTAAGGGTTTTGATATTTTTAATGTTCACCGGAGCCTGGGCTAACATCCCGCGTCGGTAAAATCCTTTGGGAACAGTTCCGGAGATAATAGTTTCGAACGACCCAGTTCCCGAATTAATCGTCAGCTTGTATGACTCTTTCCTTGAATCTTTGTTTTGTTCCAGAGGATTAACGTGGCGGGCTTGTAGCCCCCCCACATGCTCAAACGTAAACGGCCCTTGAATAGCAGCAGGTCGCTCATGAAGATCAACCAAGTCAACATTAGATATTCCATAAAGAACGAGAGACCCTTGATAACCTGTCGTGATGCTCGATGAGACTGCTTGGAAGGGTGCTAAAAGTTTGCCTCGGTAATGTGTACCGTCTTTGGTGGCTCTAAACGAAACTGCTCGTTTCGTTGTGGATAAAATTCGCTGAATTGGTGTGGGCAGCGGCTGAAAAGAATCGAAAGAAAAGCCGGTATTGTTGCGTGCGCGGCTTTGGTGTTCTTGGGAAATAATATTTTCTCCAGCATCGTTGCTGCCCAAGCTCACCTCAATATACGGTCTTTGACTACTAGTGTATTCAGTCTGGGCGGCAGATAAGATAGCTGCTCTATCGGTGTTTATACCAGTGTCGGTGACCGCATCAATTGACCGAGACAGGGGATAAGCTGTTCTTTCGGCTCGAACTTTCCACCAAAAACCATTGGTGGCTTGAGAAAGCGGGATCGGTGCGTGGTTAAACTCCCAACCCCTCGTATGGGGGTTGCTTGAGTATCCCGCGCTTCTAACAACGCCGTCGCCGATAGGATAGGGATAGTTGCCCATTCGTTTTTTGTTTCCGAGAAAATGATAGTGGTATTTAGGTCTTTCGAGGATGTGACTCTCGACGATCGTCCTTACGTCTTCTGAATGGCGAGCAGAGGCGGGAAATAGTTGTTCAATCATTTGACCCATGGCTGTATCTAACCATTTATAATATTTAAGGTATTTTTCCAGATCGGGGGTGTTGCCCACTTTTCGGAAAAATATCTCCCGCAACTTTGCCATTGACTTATAATCTTGGCGATATTTGTTGACCGGCTCTCCTATGAGATTGTTCATTTCTTCGATTGACGCAAACATTTGAAGCATCCTATCGGAGATGCCCCGATACATGCTTTTTTCCAAGGAGAAGTAGAAATTAGTAGGGCGGCGATTAGGCTTAAATACTTCTACATCTCCTGCGAGAATTTTCACCATATCGTCGCTGGCCACATATTCGGGGAGTTGAGTTTTTTGAGTATAAACATATTGCTTGCGCACAGGTGACGAGCTAGTAGCAAAGAAATCGCCTCTGCCGGTGTGCTGTCTTAAATTAATATTACTAAAGACGCCCCCCTGATAAACAGATGGGTATTCGCTGGTGCCGGTGACTGAGCCCGATGAGTAGTCGGCTACTAAAAATCTTCCGTTAATATTGCTGCCACTAACGTCACCGAAATCCCAGTTCAGAGCCATCGTCTCTATGGCAGGAATATAATCCTGGGAAGAACCTGTTTGAAACCCGTAGGCATATCGGTAGGGGCGTAGGCGGCCAAAACTATCAACCTCTTGCGCATGGCGGTCTACTGTTCCCGTTGGAATATAATCGCTCCAATAGACCAGGCTAGACGCACGCACATCCGTCGCGGTGTCTACTGCCCCCGTAAAATTAGTGCGGTGGGCACCGAGGTATAGGCGTTTACTAGTGCCTAGCATCGCTCCACCGCTCGCAGCAGTCAATGACGAGGTTAGATAAAAACTGTTTCTTTTAAATCCGGTGTTATAGTTGACGCCGTAAAATTCCAACTTGTAGTAATCAGAAGTCTGATCTTCAATGACGGCTCCGGTAACCCCATCAGAAAAAGGATATTTGGTCGGGCGCACACTTAGTGCTAAATTCCACTTTTGATTTTCATAGACGTTTTGAAAAACACTGCTAGTGAGAATCGTGGTTCCAGCGCGGTCAAGCACAGCAAAACTAACGTCTTTAATTTTGGAGGTAGGTGACGTGATCTCCGCATCAGCAGATGCAGATTTAATCGCATATACCATCAGCCCATGATCATTGCCGTAATCCGCCCAAGTCAAATTACTAGAAGTGACGCTAGCAGTAAGAGGACTATGATACCCGAACAAAGAGGCCGAGTTAACCGTCACAATTTCATGATTTAGGGTATGAGTATTTGATTTATCGGGAAAGATAAATTCCGATTCAATTGTGAAGGCATATTGTCCCAAGTCATTGCTGCCGGTAATAATCCCGATAGACTCCGGATTTTCTGCGTTATAATGTTGATAAATGGTGCCATAAGAGTCTTGGGTGTTCAAAAGACCCGTAAAATCAACATATTTTTTTGATGCAGCGCCGGCTTTATAGGAAGTATCTAAAACAAAATCTTGGTTATTCGCATATACATTCAGGGCAATGAGATCATCATCCACTCCCAAACAGCGAATAAAGTTTCTTATTGCCTTCTCGCTTCCTTTAGATTTCAGAATATAAGGAAGGTTAGCGTAAATGTTCTTATAAATTACATTTTTTATGTCAGTGAGATTCTGGTCAAAGTTGAGGGTGGCATCCCGTTGTAAAAATTGTTCCATTAAGCCAGCATTTTCAAACAACTCCGGAGTTTGAATTCCCACACTATCCAAAAGACGATCATTGTAGGGGAATTCATTAATGCTAGCTGTTGCGCTGCCGCTAATGTAGCGCATTTGTTTGAGTTGTGATAGCTCCCCAATTTGAGCATGGAGCGTATCAAGATAACTAGCCATAATCTGCGTTATGTTTGAAAGTTCATTGTTGGTTTGTGCATCTTCTTCGATGATCCATGACGGGAGCGTATTAACGAGTCGCGCTGTATTAGTATAATCGTATAATTTACCCGAAGCGGTCAACTCTCCGCGGGAACCTGTCAATAAATGGTGTGTGGGCCGGACAATTGGATCCGGCTTCTCATAAAGCGATAATGACGCAGAGTAGGCGATCGCATCTATCGCAGAGCCTGTGCTGCGGGCTCCCGAAGCATAATTGACGAACAAGCCATTTGATATTCTTCCGGAATAATCTAAAACAACCTTATCCAAAGGCGTGGAATCAGTAACTCCCTCATTGAAACGGTAATAAACCCCCAAATCGACGTTGGCTAAATACTGATCACTTCCGCCATAAACTCGGCTAAACCAATTCCTTCCAACCTCTTCCGCATTTCGGGCTTTTTTCCAAAACCTAAATTCATCCAGAGATCCTGACAATTTCCCCCAGCCAAGCATGCTCGCATCGGATGCGTCGGCGGATCCCGAAGGAGCAGATCGTAGAGCCGCCAAATTGCTTATTAAAGATCCCGTAACAACTCCAATCTCTGCGCTGTAAGTTATTTTGGGGCCGACACAAGTTCCGCTTTGATAAAATTTAATATCAACTGTAGAACCGCTTGTGTCGAGAGTCACAGAATATTGATTCCACTTATTGTTACCAATATTTAAACCACCTGTGGTGGGCACCGGCAATTCGTAAAAGCCGGTTGTGCCTGACTGCATCGTGACAAAGAACCTGTCTTGTTCCACCGAGCTAATAGATACTGTAAATCTTCCATAATCATGAGAAGATGATAAATTTCCGTTCCACGCATCAAAAACTACTTCCCGAGAAGAAGTTACCTGAGAAACAGACCAGTCTTTTTTGAGGCAAAATTCTACTGCCGATCCTGAAGCGCCGCCGAATTCCAGATTGTTAGTTCTGTATTGGGCGGTAGAATAGATAGTTCCGGAATGAGGCCCGCCTTTTGTTTGAATATATTCAGCAGAACTCGAATAATATCCCGAAGAGTGTGTAGTTGGGGTTCCGTAAGATAACCCAAACGTCACATATCCAGTAGAGCGCGGGTATTTGTCATTAAGAACATATTTTTCAAGAGCGTTAAGGTCATTATAAAACTTTGTCGTTTCCAGACCCGATCCGTCATAAGGGTAGCTGCTCGAAATATAATCAAATGCGCTCGCATAATACTTTTCGGCTGAACCAAATTTTACAAAGTTGTCGGGATCCGAAAAATCAAGTGGGGAAACAAAATCTCTATTTTTCTTGATGCTCTCACTTAGGTGAGCCGCTGATTCAATCCCATCGCCCAATGAGCCAACCGCCGATTTCTTGAGAAATTTATTAACAGTGGTTGTCTGCTTGTTTTTTTCAAATAACTTTTTGATACTCATGAGCTTTCTTCATTGTTCACTCTAAATTTAAAGACCTCTGGTTGTTCCATATATTTTCCATACATATAATACATGAACTGGATCCCATAGGAATATCCTGGCTCTAAATAAGTCGTGTCTAAGTCAAAATAATTTCCGCTAATGTCGTAGGAAAGCTTCGTAAAATTGTAACTCCCCGTTCCAAAGGGAAGAATTTCCATTTGATCGATAACCCGATAAAGTCGATAATAAGCCGATTCAATTTGTTTGGGTTTTATCGTCGTGGTGGCCAGCGTATAAATATTAGGGTTCCAGTTTTTATCTCGTACGAACACGCGCAATCGGGATTGCTGCCCCTTGAGATACTCACTTTTAAGATTCGTGATATCGGTGACATATTCCGTATCGTAAACCAAACTGCTAGCAGTTAGCGAGGTGGGGCTGAAGCTTCCTGTATAATATTGGGTGGAGCCCGAAAACCAGACGTCGCATATACCATCCAGCGTGCTCGTGGTAGCGAAGGAAGCCGTATAAGTTCCTGTAATTGTTAGATCATTTTCGGTGAGCACTCCTCCCGAGATGTTGTATACGGTAGAGCCCAACAAATCTACGACCTCTAATTTACTTCCCGCGGGAGTTCCGTCATAACTCGCGCTATAGAAATTAACCAGTATATTTTGGAGTTTAGATTGGTCGCGACCACCGCCGGCAGCAGCTTGAGAAGTCGTGGGCTCAAGCCCCGGTATATTTTGAAGGTTTCCTCGAATATCATTATAAAGGAAGAGAGTTTGGCGATTTTCTGCCGGAGTCAACAGACTGCTTGAGAGCAAAAAGTTTCCTCGGTTATCCTGCCGGGAAGAATCCCACCTTGCCTCTATAACCGGTCTCTTGAAATAATAGTCGCTAGTTCTTCCGAAGAACCTTTTGGTATAAAATGAGCCCGACGAGCCGGAAATGATGGCGTCGGGAAATTTCAGAAGAAAGCCGTAGTTCGTTTTTTCGGTCGATCTAAAGCGCGCTATGAGGGAAGTAATATCCACACTAATATCTTCCAACCCTCCGGTAAAGAAAAAGCTAGTGGCATAATTTCCAGTCAAGTAGTCGCTTCCTGTATTGTTCCACTCTACTCCTTGAGAAGATGAAATCCAGTTGGATACGCCAATATCGGTATAGTTTTCCATATCCAATCCAGTTCCCTCAACCCAGGCGGATTCTACCATGTTGATGTCGAGGCTGTAGCTAATGGGCGTCGTGTTTCCGTGAGGAGCATTATACATTTTGAGCATGTATTGAACACTAGAGGAGGGTACGGTGCCGGCATTTATATCGGATATAAGGGTGCTCACAGGGAAGTTAATTAAAATTCTAGCCTGCTCGGCTGTGGTAGAGTTAGCCGACGCAGAAGTTTGCCCATGAATAACAAAGGCTTCCAAAATATCGGATGCACCCATATTTGAACCAGTGCCTCGTGTTTGAAGGTCGTCTTTGAAAGCGTTGGTAATGGTATTATCACTGTTGGAAAAATATTTCTTGATTGCCATTATTTCACTACCCCCACGACATCTTTATTCGGCAGTAGCACCTCTGCCACACTATCTTGGGGAATAACTAGATATCTTCCGTCTGTGGAGAGGTTTGTATCAATATCATATTCCGCGGTGCTGTATAATCCCCCGACTTTGTTATCAAGCTCCACATTGAGGGTATCAATAACCCCAGGCACTTCGTTTAAAAGTTTGTAAATTTCGGAAATGTAAATGGCTTCCCCAATATTTCTCTTCACGTTTAGCAACTTGTTGATTAATTTATTCGTGCAAGCGTCTAAAAGCTCATATTTGTTTACATCTAATTCGGGGGTTATTTCAAACTTGATTCCATAATTTATTACCTTTGCATCCAAAATGTCAATGGTGTCATTCATCATGCGATAGCGATTAATCCATGTTTTGAGATTCTCTTTCATCGTTGTGTTGGCCACAGCTAAATTCCCCGAAGTGTCTTCGGATAACACATACATGTTCAAATTTCTTTTAAGTGAGTCGGGATCTTGGATCACGTTCACTCTCTTGATCCTGCCAAACTTAGAAGGCATCATGTAGGCAAGCGTCGTATAATCCGACCGTGTTACCGCTCGGTTTTGAGAAGCAAATGCACCGTAGGCCCTAGTCCTTACTTCATCGGGCATAAGCAAACTCGTATCGCCCGTAATCGGTTCGGCATTTTGGGCTTCCAGTGATTGGATAACTTCCCCCATAGTGGCGGCGGCGAGATTTGCTCGATTCCTAAAAATTAATTCGGGATTCAGGATTGTGCGAACTGATCCCACCGAAGCGTTAATATTATCATTGGTATTAGCGCGGTAGGATACGGTTAAGGTTGTATTTTCGGGCACGACTCCGAACTTGTCAGTTTGTATGAGGTTGGAGGGATCAAAAGTTGGGTCAGAGATATAACTTCTCCCCACTACATCTAAAACCACGTCAGCCGGATCAGCAATGATATCGCCCGTCAGATTACCCGACGACCCATAACCAAATTGCAAAAACGCATCTCCCGAGGCATCGAACTCGGTTACAAAACGGCGTGGCACCGGGCGCAGTCGCATCACATAGGGCACAGCGGTTCTATCCGAGGCGTAATTGGGAACTTCCTGTGCCACTACATCCTGAGTCAGATACTCGACTTCGTAGTATTCGTTACCCTGAGAATCTGTCACCGAAATAATTTCGCTAATGTTAGAAACCCCAACCGGAAGGCGTATAAATCGTTGATAATTGCCCACTTCTATAGCTTTGGTGCCGTTTTGCCCGGATGTAACATTCCCGAATGCTTGAACAGCAAACCATGTTGGAACACCGGTATCCGAATCTACCTTTGCTACCGTTACCTCATTATTCGCTGCCGAGAAATCCACATTCTCGTTCAACGTAAATACTGCCCCTCCTGCCGACGACACTGTTAACCCGCGCTGCAAAATAGGCAGATAATCAGTATCGGGTTCTCCGCTTGCTGCGGTTGCTGGGATCAGCACATAAAACGTTACTACTCCGGTCGTAGTAGCTGCGCCGGGGATTTTATATCCCAGTTGTTGTGCCAGGCGCACAACATTTTCATATTCAAGCGCGCTATCCAAAAAACTTTCGTTAGCCTGATAATCAGTATAAAATGATAACTGGTCTCCGACATACGCAACCAAATCCAACATAAGAGCGCCAAACGAAGCTTCGTTGAAGTCTTTAAAAGTGGTGGGATAATATCGTTTTGCGTAGTTGGTCAGCGACTCCTTGATGGTTTCAAAATCTCTGCTTGCATAAGAGATCGGTTTTTTTGACATTGGAAGCCCTCGGTATTACTTCAGTAATTAGTCGTTTATCGGAGATATTTCTATTCTATCAGAAGTGTCAATTGAGCCGACGTTGTATTCGATAGAGATGCGGACTGCATTCAAATCCATGTGACTGTCTTGATCGGATGTTATAAAGCTGATTTTCTCGATATTAATAAACGGTAGATATTTGGTTACCTGCTTGTTTATGAGTGTCACAACCTGATTTTGAAGTCTGCCCGAAATTCCCTCGAACAACACTCTTCGAAGCCCGCATCCAAACTCGGGAATCATAGGACGCTCTCCCGGTGACGTCAACAACATATTTTTAAAGTTTTGTTTTATAACTGGGCCCAAAGTTTTGTTCAATGCATAAGGTCCGTCTTCTTGGCTGTAAGCTAGCGGAAGCCTAACTGAAATTCCCTGTAATTTTGACATTCAAGTAGCCCTCCTTCCTTTATTTATCCGCGGTTGTCATAAAATGCTTGAAGTTTATTTATTTTGCTGTTTAGGTTAGCTCGGTCTACTACGGGTTTGAGATCTGCGGAAGCTGCCGCCAATTTCAAATAAAGGTGGTTGATCCCTACCTTATCTAAAACGGCACCTTGGTGCGCGTCTCGCGCCTTAAGAGGTTGCGATTCCGACGAGTCACTGTTATACCACGCGATCATACCATCCGCCATTTGGGGGGTCGCAAAATTGAACCACCATTCTGTAGACCACTCCACATCAAATAACGCTGCCACCCCGTTAGCCGAATACGCTTCCCACAAAGGAGAATCTGCATCGGTTACATGTAACTGCTCGTAGTCATCACTTCTTCCCGGTATTCCATTAGATTCGGGCCACGTACTATAGGCAGAAAAAGCCTCTAAAAAATTATAGGAAAAAGCAGTCCACGGAATATCATAATTCACGCCATAGAGCAGCCGTTGTCGCTCCACGGATGCCCAAGGTTTAAACCGAGCACCGCCGGTCAAATCCTCACGATTTGAATGATAGTCGCCAGGAGAAGTCATAGCTGCCTCTATCACCCCTAACGCCGAAACATAGGGAGTGGTGAGAGCTTCTCGAATAATAGAATTTTTAATATTTTGGCTTAATACTGCCCACGCATCCCAGGCTACCTCGTATATTCCACCAGAGCCCCCCTCATGTTCGCTGCCCTCAAATGTGTTTTTCCAAACCGAGCCTCCTACGTCTGAGTAGCTAAGTTTTTGAAGCCTTCTGCCTTCTCCCTTTGTGGGATCAGCTAATCCGAATTTATTTCCTAGGGTCAACTGTGGTCTCCCGCTTTCGCCTTGATTAATAAGCCTGGTGTGGGATACTCCCGGCATAGCTCGCAGCCTTAAAAAAGAGTTCGTCGTTCTGGGGTAGGCACGGCTGACGTAATTTTCTTCGGGCGTGCCCAACACCCCATACGGCGTCGTTAGAATTCGAATTCGGTTGATATTATCGGATGTCTCAGGGTTTGGAGGAAGAAGTGGGGGAGTAATTCTCTGCTGCGTTGATCCGCCGCCGAGGGCCCTGGCCTCAAATACAGGAACTGTGGTATGAGAACCAAACATAAGTTCCTGCTTAACAATATCTTCGTAAGCCTCGTCTAACTCATTGATGCGATTTCTAATATCTCTATACCCATAAAAAGTTTCGCCATCAATCTCCACGGGGAAGTTCATGTAGGGATTACTATAAACCGTGACCTTCTGTTCGTTGATAGCTCCCAGTAAACCATCGTCGGCTAAAGCTGCTCTTTGCCCGGCAAAGAAATTGAAGGGAGCATAATTATGCAAAAAGTCAACTGCCTTATCATAATAAATAATTTGGAGGCCGCGGATAAGTGGAACAGGGAAATATCTTAAAAACGAGATCTTTCTAAATGCATCTTTGTCAGCGGCGGAATTCCACCCTGGCGCAGGCCCGCTCGCATGAAATCCGGTGACTTGGTTTTCGATAGCATGATCAAATCCCGCGACCAAAAACCTTCCATTGTAGACGTAATCCGAGTAAGTATTATACCATCTTTTCCACACTGATTGCTGTGGTGTTTTTTCAAAGAAATTATTCGTCACAGAGGCGTATGCATCATTCTCTGACATGTTTTTGAATAACGTTAAGAGTATTTGCCTGATAAGGTAAACGAATTTGTCTTGCAGGTCGTCTATTTGGTTGTATTCAGATAATTGTCCGCCCTCTTCATCATCCACCATCACTTTCTCTACGTTATCAAGGGAAGACAACACAAGATCAAAAATCTTCCGCTCACGGAGATCTTTCTCTATTTTGTAGGCGAGATACCCCACCATCATATTGACCGTATCCGGAATAGCCCATCCATTATAAACCCTGAGTAGGGGTCCAGCATTAAGCATAAAATTAGCTACCCTCACCTGAAGCGTGTTTATTAGCGCGACGGCTATGTTTTCCTCTTTGGTCTTGAGGCAATCATTATTAAGACTACGCACGGCAGGTTGAGACAATACCTTTGTTAAATTTTGAAGCTTGGTTTTTCCCTGCGCTGTAAGCCAGAAATTTAGGAGTTGCGTGCGGAACTCTTCCATCCGGTTATCAAATAAATTTGAAAAGTGGTATGTGCGCCTCGTATCCTCATCCAACTCGGATAAATTTGGCGATTCACCAAGAAGGGCTGCGCGCCGAATATCTGTGTTGGCTGCTGCCACTAAATCGGGGGAATAATTATTTGTTTGAGTGGAAGTTCCGACTCCAACCGGAACCTGAATCATTCTCATAGGGTTCGAAAGAGGTCCCGTATTTATGAAGTCGTCAGGATTGGCAGGTTCTACCAGCCGTGACGGAGCCGACGGTTGCCAGCCATGGTCGGGATTAGGGTAGGTCCGATAGGGTTGGTGTGCCACAATGCTATAGTTAGCTTTATCGGGGTTATTGACTACTTGATCGTTTACGGTAATAGTGCGGGGTAGATTGGGTGTGTTATCTTCTGCCAGCTTAAATGTGAACATGTCATCCCTGATGACTTGATCCCCAGGAGTGTTCTCTCCTGCGGGGAATCTGTTCATTGCGACGCTAACTTTATTGTCGAGGTGAAAACGAAAAAACATCTCGCCGAGATCTTTGTCGCCCGTAAACCATATTATGTCAGGAGTTGTTTTTTCGCGCTGATCACCGTCGTCGGCGTAATCGCCGTCGGGATTAGCAATAGATAAAAATACTCTGCTTTTTTTAGATTCATAAAAATTACTGGCAGCGAGATAAAGCTGCGTTTGAGTCAGCGGGGTGGCAGCTTGCTCAGGCGCTGGGTTGGCTACTTGAGCAAATAAGGCTTCCTCGATGGCTTTCCTTGCGGCATTGGAAAGATCTGCCAGATATTGTAGAAACGCGTTGTAAAACCCAGCGAAGGGCAAGTTTTCCATAAAATTATCAATTTCAAGTTGAAAAGAAAAATTAAACTTGGCAAGTTCGCACAGACTCTTGACTTCCTCTAATTTGGCGGTTATTTGACTGTCTATTTCCGCCAACAGTTGCGCTTCACTCAGCCCTGTAATTACAGGAGAAGGAACGGGAGGATCTTTAGCCTCGCAAAATGCTTCTTTGGGGTCAACTTTGGGTAACAATCCTTCCACTCCCGAAAGCAATGACCCGATGGTAGCAAAATATTGAATGATTTTTTCGGGGGTGATACCCAAAGAAGCATATTTCGTGTCATCTCTCTTGAGAGATTCTTGTCTTTCGGCCACCAAAAGAGGATCACCCTTCTCGTCTGGGGAAAGATCCGATAAATCAGCAAAGCCCTTGTTTACCATTTCGTTTATAATTCCGATGGTGCGATTTTTGGCGTTGCTTTGCAGCAATGCGGTAGTCTCTGTCATCAGCAGAATGTTAGAGGTATCTCTATTGAACTGCCTCAATTGATCTATGGTGGCTGCTTCTTCAACTACTATTTTTTGGTCCTGGTCGTTTCGTCGAGAATATCGATTTACCAGCCCGGAGTCAGTGGCTACCCTCACAAGATCTATATCCCCCGCTCCATCAACCAGCACATTAATCTGGATGTTGCCATAGGTGTCAATGGCAGACCCCTTGAGCTTGTCTGGGTTGTCTTCCGCATCCGATGATTCGGGCCCACACCCAAGTGCCGCTTTGACTACATCCCCCAGAACACTCAAGATCATCTGTTTGATAAAGGAAAATACTAGCTGCTCTATCTTTTTTCTCCAAAGAGCCATAAAGTCGGTAGTAGGTTGCTGGGAGAATTTAATCCCCTTGGGAGGAACGAGAGCCTCTGAAACTAAAGTTCTTACTCCAGGGGGGATACCGCCAGGCTTCAATATCTGCGTATCAATAAGATCGCCGATTACCTCAATAATACAAAAAAGTTGGTTGTTTACCTCTTCTTCGACAAGGCGAAGAACTTTGTCAGGATGCGACGTATAGAATTCTAAATCGGTAAGTTTATATTTTTTAATATGCTCTTCAAGTAGTTGGTCTCTAATTTTGCTGGCGACGAGGGCTATAATATCGCGACGTTTCATTTTGCCAGTAAAAAGCTGATATACCTGCATAGCATCGCGGAGTAATGCCGCTTGAGCCGACCCGCATTGTCCTGCCGAGGCTCTAATAGTGTTAATCATGTCTTTAGAACTGATGGCTAGTCTTTGCTGGGTTTGCTTTCTAGCCAATCCGGCTGTTTTGAATATCTGCTCTTCCTCTTCTTTAGTGAGTTTCCCCTTTTTCTTATCCTCTTCTTTTTTGCGCTGCACGGCAGCCGGATAAATAATAGGATTAGGCCAAGTAAACTTAGTAACAAATTCGGTCCAGGGAATTTTATTTGCCGAAGTTTTTCCAATAGCAGAAATCTCCTTACAATAGAACATATACCCCAGGGTTGTGGGAGTTATGCCAGCAAAAAGATTGGTAGCCGAAGTTTGTGTTGGCGATGGAGAGGTAGGATTCCCGTCAGCGGTCTGCCTTTCGGAAGGGGCAGGATCGTCAGTAAAGCTTCTTCCGTATCCTTTAGTATAGGCAGTGCCGTCTACCACAATCAATTGAATAACATAAGATGCATCCATCATAAACTCGATGGTAGAATCCGAAGTAGTAGTGATTTTATTCAATGCTAAAAATTGTTCCACAGTCGCATAAAAGGTATCTACATGTTCCGCCTGTGCCTCTAAACTTAAGCCGGACATTAGCTCCGGAGTCATCCCCTCGGAGGTAACTTCGGCGTCGTATTCTCTCAATACTCGCGCTGTCTCCTTAAGATTTTGTTTAAGATCTTCCAGCTTAAAGGGAGCGTTTTTCATCGTCCCTGTCCACCGATTGGTGGTCGATAAAATAGCTTTTAATAATTGAAGGGAAGTCATATCGCCTTCGCTGATTCCTGTCGGGGGGATAGCGCCGGAAGGTATTACGGAGTCTAATGTCGTCTTGCTCACTTTGGCATAAACTATCCATCGCTTGGGAACCGGGCGCGGAGCTTCGCCGGTAGGGGCTTTTCCGGTACCGGAATGAGGTCTTCCAGGGTCTCCGTAATAAGACCCCACCTCGACACCTTCAGTTAGGTCTTCGCCTGACAGAAGCCGGGCTTTTTGTTCTGCGGTGGCAAATGGCTCTTTCCCCGCAGCCTTTAAGATTTGGTTAAGCCCCCGTTCTTTTAATTTCCTAAAGTTTTCCCTTACTGGGGCGCTCCCCTCTACGAGCCCAATATCATATGATCTGGGGTTGACGGCATTTGTTCTTTTGACATAATACCAATATTGATCGCTGGTATTATAGTAGGGCTCCGGGTTTGGGTCTTCGGGCGGAGCGTGAACAAAAGGATTGTGCCCTGTTTTAACATTTTGGGGGGCCGCTCCTTGATCTTCAATAGGTTCTGGAGGAGGTGTTACGCTGGGGCTGACCGTTTCTAAATAGCCGGGGATAAGAACGGGATCCCCAGGATAAATCAGATCGATGTTGCGGATCTGCGGATTAGCCTCTACAATTTTGTTCAAAGGCATGTTGTAAATCACGGCTATCCCACTTAGTGTGTCGCCCCGCACCACTATATGGGTAAAATCCGACGAAGGCTCAGCAGGTGTTGCATTTCCAAACGATGTTCGGATCTGTTTTACCTTTTCTTGCGGAATGGTGTTTTCTACATCGGGCATCTGCGCTACTTTAGTAGAAACACTTTGCCCTGCGGCCGGCTGGTCAATGGTCGATTGATTTTCAATTAATTGAGAGAGTTGGGTGGTCACACTCAATAAATTATCGATCCCTTCCGTGTCATCCGCAATTTCTCTCAAAATCACTAGGGCGGCTTCGTCACCTACAAGCATCAATGTTAGTTGATCTGGATTTATCTCCCGTATAGGCGGGACAGTTCTCGCTTTTTTTACAATGGCATTTTGGGGATACAAGGCTGCGTATGCCAATGCATCCTCAACGGTGATGGTGCGCGTCTCCTCCGTTAAGGGACCTAGCACTAGCAGTTTTTGCCCAATCGAAGAGAAAGTTCCAAAATTAATATAGGTGTCATGAATCCCCGAAATTACCCACTGATTTCGGGGTTCATCATAAATATAGTCAGTGCCATTTCTTCCATCGCCCGCATATTTCCCAGGGTTTGGGTTAACTATATTTCTCTGCTTGGTGGTAAGTGCCATGTAATATATAACGCCTTATTTAGTTTGTGGTGTTGTAGGTGCTGTTTATGTAGGATTCGCCGGCTGGAAACAGATAATTTCCCTTCAACATAACAGAATTCATTTGATTAGCTTGAAGATCTGTGATCATCGTGACTAAAGTGCTGACCTGGCTCAGTATCCCTGTCGCTAGATCCGGGGAAGGAGAAACGGGAGTGCCGGGCGCGGTCGAAACATGAACATGAACTGCCAAGTTGAGCAAAAGCTGAATGTAGCTTTTTACAAGCGTAAGGCACAGACCATTTAATTGCATAACTAAATCTGTCTGCGCAGCCATCGCTTTAACCATGTTTTCCCCTTTCACTAAAGGTTGTAGCGTTGTATCTTCATTTCCGGCGATGAGGTCGATGCCTGAACGGATATTCACTTTCACTCCTTGGGAATTATAGGTATCCGTGCCGGTCACTAGTTTGATGCCATCTCGCGCAATTATCCTGACGCCGTCAGCTTTAATCGCAATTCCCGATCGTGTCTTGGGAGATCCCACTCTCCCTGGTGTCAAGTGAAAATTGTCATCAATATCAGTTCGTTGGCTAATATAAATCCGCGCAGCATCCAACTCCGGGCTTTTATCCGTGTAAACTGTTTGCTCGTCGGAATTCACTTCTCGGCACATCATACCCGACATACCGGCAATGATATCAATGCATCCTGCGTGGGTGTTCCCCCTCCCTCCGTAGCCGCTATCTGCGCCTCGGGGACGGTCACGTCCCATAATGATAAATTGGTTATTGGCTGCTTGGATCACCTTCTCGGAGGGAGTCCTGTTATAAACGGGATTAGCTTCGGGAAGGTGCGTATTAAATAATCCGCTGTTTTGGACGAAGTAATCGTCTATTTCTTGGGATTGTTTTCTAACATTTTCGGGTGCCCCGTCTTTAATGTCTGCTCTTATTTTTGCCATTTATGAACCTCTAAACTTAAGTTGAAACTGACCAGCCGGGGTAGGGTCGTGGAGTTTGGGGGTACCAGTTTCCGGCCTTAGCCTTACTGCTCCACTTGCCGCCTAAGTTTTTAGCCTTTTCCTTAGCAGCTTTGGCGTTGCTCCAGTCATTGTTTTTAATTCCCTCGACGTCGTACCCGTAAAATTTACGCAAATAGGTGACGTTGCTAGTTCCTAATCCATCTTTGGCTCCAAGACCCTTTTCCACAAATACTTTTACACTCCATATCCCAGTGATATGAGCCATTGCCATGACTCCCGACAAGTCAATTTTTTCTCCATGCGGAGTAACCCCGGCTTCAATAGCGGCTTTCACCGACGGGTATTTCATCGCCTCTAAATATTTAAGTTTCCACCAACGGTCGGCGAACTTTTCCTGAAGGGTAGCCTGAATAAAACGGTTCCAGGGAACTAGGGCGGGATGAGCCCCCACATCTTGTCGGGCGAGGTGCCCCATTTGGTATTTTCCCCAAAAAAATGACATGCCGTTCTTTCTTGTTGGTTTTCCTTTCCTCAGCCAAGTTCTATACCAGCGATTTTTGTTGTAAGTATTGCTGCTTTCGCGTTGCCCTACTGCACTCTTGAAAGCGTTGTAATCTCCCCGATTAGGGATAGCTTTGCTTCCTCCGACGCTACGGCCTTTTGCATAGCGCCGCATCAAAGACTTTTTGCCACATTTGGGTTTTTCTTTGTCGGCGGGAGGAACAGTAAGTTTAGCGGGTACGTTGGGGGCGCTGTTGGGTTTGCGATCTTTTGCCGTCACTCCAGCGGTGTCAGTTGTGCCGCCCACTTTTCTTGGAGTTTTATTGCTCACGGCTTTGGCTAGATTGGGTCCTGTTTTGGGCGCTCCTTGTGAAGGGGTAACACCTGACTTGGCCACCTCTTTGCACAAAGCAATAGTCTGCGAATATCCAGCGGGGAATGCGGAATGACCACCAAGAACCTCCAGAATCACTCCGTTTTCATGTCTAAATTGCGCATGGTTCCGATCCTGGTGGTTTACTCGAATTAGTGATCCCGCAGTTATACCGTTCAGGTGACTTCCTCCCACATATTCGGGATAGAGGTCTATAATTTGATGGTCATGGGGAGATGATGGTATAGGCAAATGGGCATGAACTTCAGGTATGCGCGCCTTCACTCTCACGACGTTAGCGGCAGAAGAACCTGGCGTTACGCTCATGACGGTCTCCGGGTTGCGCAGCACCACAGCAAACCATTCAGTCTTTCCTTCGTAAGTATTAGTTCCAAAACTCTCTGCCGTGCGCGCCTTTAACTCGTCAAGCAACGTATCGCTCGTAGCATAAAGTCGTTTAGTTTTTGGAGTTACTCGATTTGGGCGATTAAGAAAACTGTTATCGACTGGCTTTGTCATGAGATAACATCCCCTTTATTTGTCGTTGATCATGTCGAACAAGTGCTTTTTATCATCCTCGCTTAGCGACATGTCGCCTTTGTCGGCTTCTTTTTTATAGACCAGTGTAGCCAGCTTAACCAATTGCTCATTGCTACGTTGCAACGTTTCTACAAATTTGGCAGCGGTTGTTCCCGCGTCGGCATACCGTTCTTTCGAAACTCCCATATATTCTTTAAGCTCCGAAAGCAGAAGCTCGGTTTCTTGCCTGTCGTTTTTGATATTTTCTAGGGCTTGCTCTATGAGGGAGTCTAAATTTTTACGCATTAGTTTCTATGTCCTCCCGTCGGTATAGTAAATAGAACTCTACTTAATTTCTCCGCTGTTCCATTTTTCTTTGAACGAGCGGTATCTCACCCTCATTTTATTCAGACAACTGACGACCTGCTTGGTGTTGAGTCCGGTAATTTCTCTCATATAAAGATAGACAGCCTTCTTATTAAAAATTTCTATCTTATCCAAATTGTTCATCAATGTTAAGACAGCATCTAAAACTTTTTTCTCATTTTCTTTTAGAGTGAGAGATTGCCACCCCTCCACCTCACCCAATAAGTGCGACCAAAATTGGTATTCTTCCTGCTCGTCTAAAAGATCCTGATGGTCGCTAGCGGAAAATGCCTCAATCTCCCGAAGCATGCTGTCATAGTGGATTTCTCTTTTGTTCTTTTGGGTTTGTTTTTTGGCCTTATGGGTGAACCAATTCTTGGTAACTACAGAAAAATATGAAAATGCTTTAGTTCCCTGGTTGGGATCGAATTTTCCTAAGATAGTCGTGAGCCAGATTTTACATTCATCTTTTAGGGGGTTGATATTTTCTAGGGAAGTAAATTTGTAGGTGTAAACGATTTTATCCACCAGTTCGTTGAAAGCTGGCTGGATATGTTCAATATAAAGTTTAGTTCTCTCTGAAGTATCTTCGGTGGCGCAATATGCAACAATTGCTGCTTCAGTATCTTGGGTAAAGTAATACTGTTTTTTTTTCTTAGCTTTCCTCGCCATATACACCCACACCTTCTTCTAAAGTAGAATCTTCCTCGATCACCGTAAACATTTCCTTATATATTTCAAGCTCGTCTTTTAAATCGCGGCTATGAACTAGCAACTCGCTCAAAGTGGTGTCGCCATAATAAGTTTCAAGCTCATAAACTTTTTCGAGATGTGTCACATAGTCTGCCATTGCCGCGGATGCATTTTGGCTTGTATCGCTCAAATATTGGAACCTCCTCAGCAGTTCCCGAATATACCACACTGCCAACAAGTCTAAGACTAAATTGGCCCCAAATAATATCCATCCAATCATTTTCTGCTTTTTTCCTTCAATTCTTTTTTCGACTTAATAATTTCTTTTTTAGCATCTGTAATGGCCGCACGAGTTTCCTCCCCAACCTTTTTAGAGCGAGTTGGGGTCTTTATCCTGGTTTTTGAGGGCGTGGACAGATCTTTCCGCAATGCGCCAGGAGTGTTGCAGGCGTTACAATCTGTAAGACGTTCGCGGTATGAATGAACTGCTTCCATTCCAGCCCCGCATTCTACACACATGTAGAGATATCGAGGCACTATGCTAGGTCAAAACGAACTTTGTCGGGATCTTTTTCCGCTGCCCTAATGGTGGGCGGGTTAAGAACATAAACCTCGTCGTCTTTTAGTTCTAGTGCCCAATCGCCCAAAAGTTCAGTAATGTCGGATTCTTCGGCAAGACATTTTTGAAGAGTCATCAAAAGTGCCCCGATGGCTTGGCTAGATAGTTTCATAGTTTTTTCTCCTATTTGTTATATTAGGTGGTTTTTAACATTTTGTTAAGTGTCGATTAGTTCTCGTGTAAATATTGGCGATATGAACAGCCGCTTTGCCGTCGCCATAGGGGCACTTTTTTCCTGCAAGGTTGATCTCGTTGGCCCATCTGACGCAAGCAGCCAATTCCCCCGGCTGCTTACATAGGATGGAAAACGTTCCCAATCCTTCGCCTCGCTCAGTAAAGTCGCGGCAGACAATACAGGGTTTTTTTAAGAACGCGGCTTCTTCCTGTATGCCCCCGCTGTCAGTTATAATATATTTACACGCCGCAAGACGATCAATAAATTCATCATGCTCCAGTGGCTCAATTACTTCTACGTTTGGAAGGAGCGCAATGTGCTTTTTCACACTGGGGTTAGGGTGGATGGGTAGAACGAACCTTAGATCTCTATTCTCTTGCGCTAAATGGTTTATAGCGGCAAACCACTGCTCTATCTCGTGATGCTTCTCTCGACGATGAAGCGTGACGATGACCGTGTTGCTATCCGAGGTATTAATGTGGGCAATATTGTCGAGAACGGTGTTTCCCACCATATAGAGTTTTTGGCTGAATCCTTCATCTGCTAATCTTTGGCGCGCAGTTTCAGTTGGCGTAAAATGAATTTCGGCAAGAGCCGATATTGCGCGCCTATTGAATTCCTCCGGATAGGGGCTGTATTTATCATAGGTTCTCAGACCGGCCTCTAGGTGAGCCACAGGGATCTTCCGATGAAATGCCGCCAAAGCCGTGGCAAAAGCAGAGGTAGTATCTCCCTGCACCATGACCGATGTTATATCCGTGAAGATTTCTTCGTTATTCAAAATAGACTGCACAATAGTGTCAAGGCGGTTGCTCCCTGACCCGATATTTAGAGTGTGGTCAGGTGGGCGAATATTTTGAAGCAGGTCAGTGTGTTGCCCGGTAAAAAAAGTCTTATAAGGATATTTCCTCTTATCCAACTCTTTCATCACAGGCTTGACTTTGATGTATTCCGGGCGCGTTCCGAACGTAATGAGTAGCACCTTACCACCTAAAGTTTTCTTTATAAAAGTTTACTATTTCACCAATTTCTACGTCAAATATTTTTTTAGGCTGCCATCCGAGCATTTTCAACTTGGTATCATCTACAGCATATCTCACATCCTGCCCTTGTCTCACATAACCCAAGTTGACATATCCGTTCCAATCTACTTGGTCCCCGTAGAACGCTTCAATAACTTTTCTCACTGTGTCTTTGTTCTTTTGTTCAAAGTCGCCGGCAATATTATAGATCTCGTTGGGCACGCCTTTATCGATCACTGCTAACACCGCATCTGCCGTGTCTTGGGCATGCAGCCAATTGCGATAAGGTTCCCCTTTGTCGTGAAGGCGGATTTCCTTCCCGCGTTGGAGATTTCGCACGCATATAGGAATTAGCTTTTCGTGGTATTGGTTTTTGCCGTAGTTGTTGGTGGGGCGAACAATATTGTAGGTAATACCATAAGTTCTGGCCCACGCAACCACGAGCATATCCGCGGCTGCCTTGGCGGCTGAATAAGGGTTGCTTGGGTGGAGACGATCTGTTTCTTTATGGTATCCCTCCACAATATCTCCATATACTTCATCCGTGCTAAAGTGAATAAACCGTGGGCGGCTGTCAGTATTCTCTGGCTTGTTCCGAATAATGTCGAGAAGATTTTTGGTTCCCACGATATTGCTGCTAATGAAATCGTCGCTGTTGATAATGCTGTTTCCCACATGAGATTCCGCAGCCGTGTTAATAACATAGTCGCATTCCGGCAGCGTTCTGATTTTAGCAATGTCTGCGCGTTGAAACGTAAAGTTTTTGTTCTGCGAAAATTCTGCAATTAGCTCGGTGTTTGCTGCATAAGTGATTTTGTCAATGCCATAAACTTTCCACCCGCGTTCCAGGCAGGCACGAGTAACATATGACCCGATAAACCCTAGGCAGCCGGTGATAGTAACAAGCTTCATTCCACAAATCCCACATAGTCGCTACACACGCCAGCAATATCGGAAGCGGCAGTTTCTTGCGTTTCTTCTATAGAGTGACATACGATGACAGATTTGTTATTTACAGGTTTTCCAGGGTAAGTCCACACATATCCTTTACTGGTCAAGGTGAAGTCGTCGGTTTGATGCCAAAAACAATGAACGTCATTCTCCAGCATTATGCTGAGGGCATCCAGAGATTTAGCATGACACCACAAGCCAGGGGTTTTCAAAAATTCAATATCCACTTTGTGCATTGAGCCATCGTGCCCAAGATACAACTGGTTGTCGCGATACCATACATCTATTTCGGCATCGAACCCTAGCGTGAGAGCCTCTTTAATATAAGAAGGATCATTTTCTCGGGCTGGATTAGGTCCGAGAGTGTTTCCTCTGTGAGCAATTAAAAGCATCTATTACTTGTTCTCCAAAAAATATTTGAGATCCTCGGGCGTTCCAATCCCCCACATCTTGTGAACATAAAAAGGAAGAAGGGATTTCCCGTCGGCTATGAGTTCGTTGTAAACCGGGGCAATATAAAACTCGTTGTTTACGCGAATGTCTTTTTCTACCATCTGTTTGGCATAGCGAACAAAATCGGACCCTTTGCGATACCAATAAATTCCGCAGGTCGCAATGTTAGAGATGGGGCGTTTCTCCGCCACCTCTACAATATACCCTCGGGCATTCGTGCGAACAAACGACCATTTGGGATGAACCGCGTTAAACGTAAAGACAATGGCGTCAGTATTAGTTAAGTTTTTGAATGCCTTAAAATTCTCAGGCTCATATTCTATGAACTGATCTGAATTGGCTATAAGCAAATCTTCGTCGTTGTCAATGTATTTTTCAGCTAACAACGCTGTGGAAGCCGCACCTTCAGTCAGCCCATCTACAACAACGTGTCTAAAGCGATCGTTCGTTATGCGACCCAAAGTGTCAAGCATCCCCTCATACTTTTCCACATGTTCTTTTCTTACCAGAAAAATATATTCACAATCAAAGTCTAGATTTTCCACCACCGCTTGAATCATTGGCTTGCCGTTGACGTCAATCAAAGGTTTTGGAAAAGTGTAGCCCTCTTTTATAAAGCGGCTTCCCTCACCCGCCATGGGAATTAAAATTTTCACTTATAAACTCCTTTACTGTTTCTATTGTGACTTCGGTAGGATTTCCTACTTCCATAACTTTACACCCGGTGGCCCGAGCGGCTTGAATTCCCTTGGGAGAATCTTCTATTATAAATGCCTCTGAAATATCCACACCAAAATGGGATAACAATTTCAGATATCCTTCGGGGTGAGGTTTGGAATTTTTCACTTCTTGGTTGGTCACAACCATTTCTAGTTCGCTTGCCACTCCAGTGGTTTCTAACATCATCATTGCCGTTTCTCGGATACTATTTGTAAAACAGGATACTATAATGCCGTGCCCCTTAAGCCACCGCAGAAGGTCTCCTTTTTCCGGCGCTCGGTAGCCTTTTTTAATGATGGCATCCTTCGTCTTGTCTTGTTTCAAAGTATAAATTGTCTCAATTTGTTCTTCACTAATATAC